TCACCGGGGAGAGACATCCGCAGCTCGATGATTTCCGTGGCGGTCTTCATGCCCACGCCAGGCAGGATCTGAGTCAGCAGCTCGGGCGTAGCGGCATTCAAATTGAACCGGTTGGGCGCCGGAACTTGCGGCTTGACAACTTGCCGCCCACGCCGCGACTTAACGGGTTTTGCCTTGCCGTCTGAATCTTTAGCTACGTCTTTTTGCTCGATCTGGTTTTTATGAGCGAAGAAAACCTTACCAGTAGTTTTAGACTTCACCATAAAGTACTCACCGTCGTCATGAGTACTGAGAATGTCGACCTTTACGCCGCTGGGTGTGAACGTGACGTCTGGAGAAACAGTGGCAGTCATCATAGAGATACGACTTTCGCGCAGTATAGGACAAAGTTAGAATAGAAAAAAGTCACCGGGCAATGCCAAACCCCCTTAACTTACTTAGATTTGCAAATCAAGTGCCCGGCGTACGTAAGGCGCTGCAAGCGATATACGCTGTCGGTCCGGACGTAGGCATAGGGTTGCCGGTAGAACTCATGATGTCGGAGAAAAAATCTCCGAAGAAAGAAAAAGCTGCCGGGTTAAATACGGCAGCTGAGGTAGCAACGTCTTTGGTTATGGGCGGCGCAGAGACGATTCCGCAACTAACGCAGTTGGCCACGGATCCTGCGATCCTGCGGGCATTAGGACAGGAGGGCCTGAGTCGAAACGAAATAATTAAAAATCTGAACGCACGCGCTCGGACCATGAACCCGAGCATGTACACAGAACAGCTAGTTGAGAAAATTGTCGAGGGGCAAATCGACGAAGAAAAAGAACGACTGATGCAAGAAGCACGCAATCGCCTGCGTGGAATCGAAGTACCCCTGCCGACTTCTGGAATGATGCGGATGCGCTAAGGCAATAAAAAACCCCTCCCGAAGGAGGGGTTCCCCTTAGCCAACCCGAGTATATCAGGCAGGTACAGTCGAGGTGTAGATGGTGGATTCCACCACGCCGCCGGGCTGAAGAGCCAGGTCGTCGCGCTTGGGAGCCGCATCGGGCACGATCCAGCAGACTTCGCAGATAGCGAGAGCCTTGTTGCTGCCGGCCAGTTTGCCGGCCTGAGCACGGGGATCGAACACACCGGAAGCCAGAGCCAGACCAGAAGCGGCGGCACCGCCCAGGTCTTGAGTAGCAAACAGTTTCCAGGTGGTCTCAGAACCCAGAGCAGAAAGGCTACTGGAGTTGATGATGTTCACCGAAGCGTTGCTGCCGTTCTCAATACGGCTGCTAGCGCCAGTCACAGACACGCCGAACTGACCAGACACCACGGTGCCGTCATCGCGGATACCCTGGCTAACGGCAGGAACCAGCGAGAGCTGAGGAGTGGCAGTGCCGCCGCCCACGCCGCTGCTGACCACGTCGCCGCCGTCAACGCGCAGGGAAGCGCGATACACATAAGCACCAGCAGGCACCTTGATGCCGTCGGTGATGTCAGTGCGCACATCCTTGTGATAATCCGGGGAGGGGATGATCACATTGGCGCTGCTGAAGGAACCGTTGGAACCGTTCAGGCCAGAGCCGTAGGGCTGAGCGTAATACTCAAGCTGGTTGACGGAACCGTTGGCCTGATAGGACAGGTCAACGTAACCGATTGCCTGTTGGGCAATCCAGCCGGGACGGAACACCACGCCGACAGGACCGCCAACCGGTTGACCGGTCAGGGTCTCGGAGGTTCCGTTTTCGTTGTTGAAAACAACGGACTTTTCTTCGTGCCAGTAACGAAGAACGTTGGTGTAGTTACCAGGATAGATCTTGGCAACTTGGAGCTGGTTAGAGTTGATCGCCATCGTTAGTACCTCCTATCAAGCGTTAAAGGAGTAAGCGATGGTGGCGAAGTCAGCGTTCAGGAGTTCGAAACCTGCGTACAGGCTCCAAATCATCATGATGAAACGGCTGAAGTCGTCGTTGTTGTTCAGGAGCACCTGAGCGTTGTTGCCGCCGATACCGACGCCCACGCTCTGGGGACCGAAGAACATACCGATTGCACTCTCGTAGGAAGCGCCGGTGCCGCCGATAGTGGCAGTCTGGCTCTGAGAGGGCATGTTGGTCGATTCGAAGAAGCGGACGCCTTCGAACACGAAACCCGTCAGTTTTGTTACCCTAGAGGCTCTTTATCCTCTAGTTCTGCATCTTTGCCATCGATGCAGCTCAGATCATATCATCAACTGTATAAACTACAGTTGCGGGGCGCTCGTGGGAGTATTACTGTCCGGTCTGGACTCGACTCCTGATCGTTGCACCTTCCACGTGATTCCTCGCGTGGCTTGGCTCAGGATTCCCCTTTTTAAAGGAGGGGTTCCCTGAATTCACCCCGTTTGCTGTGCGACTCACGCCGCACAGGCCCAGGTATGTTTAGGCATGATCGGCTCACCAGCCACGAAGCTGGCTTGACCGAAGCCCTGACCCATGTAGATAGCAGCGTTGGGCTGCATACCCGACATGAGGGGGTTGATCTGACCGTTGCCAGGATAACGAGCCACTTCACGGAAGTCGCTGTTCTGACGCAGGTGCATCAGGAAGGTAGGATCGCAGACGCAGCGATAGAAGCCGTCCTGATAGGTAGGAACGTTCCGCTTACGCATGGACTTAACCACGCGGAGCAGGTCGTCCTTAACGTCGAACTTAGCTTGTTCGGCGTTGCTGTAGGTCAGCGAACCGACGGCGAGATCGCCAGGGTAGTAGTAACCACCTTGGGTGTCGGAAGCTTGGCCCTTGGAAACTGCTTTCAGGAGTTCGTTGATGAACACCCGATCACGCCACCGACGGTAGTCATCGAGCAGGGTCAGCGAACCGATCGACTGGTGGAAAGCGGTGAGGTTACCGGTGTCCAGCAGCAGACGCTGAGCAGTGATTAAAGTTTCCCTCAAATTGTTACCCTAGAGGCTCTTTATCCTCTAGTTCTTACGGTTTACCATCCCGTAAGTTCAGACTATATCATCACCCACAGCGTTATCTGTTTGGGTGCTCCGCGCTCGTGGGGCTCTTTCCTTTACCGTATGCGGCAGTGGGAAAGATCGACTTTACGCGCCATACAGGACGGCACATAAGGAGATATGAGAGGGAGGAACTCTCTCAGTTTCCTTTTTCCAATGGTTAACGTAACTCTTTTGTCCGTAGACCTTCGAGTTATGTTCCACTTTATTCCTGTTACAGAATAAAGCCAGTCCTGTATTAATTTGTGTTCTTCCAGTGTAAAAGAACACAAAGCAAGCTGACCCTGAGCTTCTACGTAAGGATATTCTGCTATCGAGCCGTCCTTTAACCGGTGCTTTTTAACTCTGTCGCTTGAACTGACAGAGCCATCATCGCACCAAAGAACAGCTAGTTCAGGCAGAGCTAAACCAGAGAGGAAATCTGGGGTTACGTGCTTTATGACGCGCCCCTCTTCCGGAACCTCATACCAACGATCAAACCAGGGCGAAAACAAGGAATGATCATCGACGCAGAAAAGATAAGACTCGTGTTTCTTATCGTCCTGTTTGCCGTCGCTTTGGTAATAAGGACCCAGAATTTTTCTGTCCTTACCTAGAATCTGATTTATCTTCTGCGCTTTATAGACCAACCAATCATATTGTTTGACTGAGTGACCTATACGAAGATGTACGTACTTCTTGCGCTGAAGACCTAACCAGCCGTCTCCAAAGATACAGGCTTTTAAAAAAGCTTTGTCCTCGGGAGAAAGGGAATCAAGCGTAACGTCAACCCTAGTCGTTGAACCTTCAAGATGATTACTCATCAAGCTCGGCTGCTGATTTCCCGGACATATTAGAACGTCAGGAGGGATTCCAGCAATTCACGGAGTGCACATTGTATGATTTCTCACACAAGGGCCAAGGCTTTAGCAATTTTAAAGGTACTAGGTTGAGTGGGATCGGACGGATCGGCAGGACCGGTGTACTCGCGGAGAGTCACGAGCACTTTGTCCTTAACGATGTTACGGCTGTTAGCCGTGCCGATGGTCTGTTCGGCAGTACGCTCACGCGACTCTTTAGAGCCGGGGTTGCCCCAGAAGCGATACCGATCGAGCTGAACGGTTTGGCCGGGTTGTTTCGCATGTGTTACCGACGAAGCTCTTTATCCTCGTCTTCAACACCTTAAGGACGGTGTTGCTCAGACTATATCATCACCCACAGCGTTGTCTGTTTGGGTGCTGGGCACTCGTGGATCCATTACTGAGTTTCCTCTCGGGATCTAGTCGTTGAACCTTCCAGAGCGTATATTCTCTGGCTTGGCTGCTGATTGGCCTCCTTTTCAGGTCCGGCTTTCCAGCAATTCACCCAGTTTGCCTCTGAGAGTTACCTCTCAGTGTTCCCGAATTAAGAAGTCGTGAACAACCCATCGACTTCGGGAACAGCTAATCAATTTCTTGATTAGGCCGCAGTTGTTACGGGCTCCGCAGCCATCTCTACAACGTACGCAGGATGCGGACGGTAGAGCTCTGCACCGAGCAGCTTCGGAAAATCATTGTCGCAGTTTTGTTACCCTAGAGGCTCTTTATCCTCTAGCTCTGCATCTTTGCCATTGATGCAGCTCGGACTATATCATCATCTGCGTGTTCAACACGAGATGTCGGGCGCTCGTGGGCATTTTTTCCGGTCTGGAGTACTTTGCCTAGTCTCTGAACGTTCCGCGTGTTCCCATGCGGCTTCGCTGCTGATTCCCTCGATTTGACCGCACAGTCAAATCTAAAATCTTGGTCCGGTTCGTTGACCGGGATTAAATTGTCAAGGTTCTCAGGCTTTGCCTGATCTGTTGTGCTAAAGGAAGGGTTCCAGCAATTCACCCGATTACTGCATAAGCCTCACGACTTATGAGCGCCTATCGACGAACAAAGCGTCAACCTCCGAAGAACTACATACGTAATCTAACTAGAAAAACCTCAGAGTAAAAGACCTTTGTCTCGTTTTTAGCGCTAACCTAACTTCCGATACATATTCCGTACGCTCTCCGGCAGCTGGTAGTAAATAGAGCCGTAGTTAGACACGTACTTAGCCGCACCGCCGCGATACATAAACCGGAAAGGTACAGACATAGACCCAGGGTCTTCACTGCGGACCGTCTGCGTGTAAGTCTTGCAGTACACCGGAGGGTTATAAACCCACTCCGATCGATTAGCAGTACCCTGCGGACCTAACGAATTCGTGAGGATGCCGCCCTCATAACACCCGTGGGTTACGCCGCCCCCTGTAATACCCTGCTGACCGGTATTACCTGTCGGCGTGTTGTACGGATCGTAGACCTGAGAGTCTGGCGCCGAACCTCCGAAGTACGTGTACTTCCCTGCGTCCCGTACACCGTAATCAGGACCCGTAAAGGTCTGAACTTTTCGACCGGCGATTGTGTCGACAGTAACGGGGCGATACCCGTCGTACGAACTTAAAACTCCACTCGGTTCGTAATTAACCGGCTGATTGTCATTCCAGTAACCAGGAATAGCAGGAGGCACCTGTCGCCACGCGGTTGAATAAGTCCCGCTGTAACTAGGCGTGCCGGCGACAATGACACCAAGATCAGCTCCAGTATCGTTGATACCAGAGCTGACAACTTGATACCCTTGGTACGACGGGCCGGTCTGGACACGATGCGGTCCCTGATCGTACTTGTAATTCCTATACGATATATACATTTAAAGCAGCCAGAGCTGCCTTAATTCTAAACGGCAGGAGTATCAGCAGCTGGAGCTGCGGCAGGAACCTGGCTGGCGATTGCCCGAATGTCTTCGCTGATCAGGCTCACGTCCCGAGCATAGTTCGCCTTAAGTTCTTCGAGCTCTTTCTTGAGCTGTGCGACTTCAGCGTTCTCGCCGCCACGGCGACGTCCAAGGGGGTTAGGCACGGATTACTTACCTTTGCTCTTCTTGTATTTTACAGCTTTTTTCTTCGCCTCCTTGCGTTTCTTTACGCGCTCAGGCAAGTCACCCTTAGTTTCTTTCTCATACTCAGCTACCTTAGCTTTTGATATTTCACCTCGCTCCTGCATCGCGTAAAATTTACGTCTTTGGGCCTCTGACTTAAAAGGCATCGTAATAAACGCTTTTTACCAGTTTACCTAATAAAAAACCCCCGTTGTCCAGACGGGGGTCACGCTATGTTCGTCCACCATGCGAGCGACGAAGTTCGTCGCTGAACCCACTCTAACTCAAGCTTGATCCAGGAACAGCAGTTTGGCCCGAAGAGCTTCAGGCGACATGTT